ACAATAGTGTCCGGTCATAACATAAAACAACATATATATGGAATCGAAAACAGTCATTTACACTCCGGATTCAGGCGCAGCCGGTAGTGGAGCAGGAATGTTGGGCATGCTGGCCCCATTGTTGCAGAAAAGCGGCCTTGATCCGAACCTGTTGCTTGCAATGAACCGAAACAACAGCGGTTTCGGCGGCGAAGGCGGGTGGTTTATCTGGGTCATTTTCTTGTTCTTCCTCATGGGTTGGGGCAATGGCGGCTGGGGTAACGGCTTTGGCGGCAATGGATCGAACGGCTTTCCCAATCTTATCAACAACGATGCCGGCCGGGAACTCTTGATGCAGGCCATACAGGGTAACGGTAACGCGATTTCGCAACTGGCCACGAACTTGAACTGCTCTGTCGGCCAGATACAGCAATCGATCAACGGCGTTATGACGCAGTTACAAAGCGTCGGCAACCAAGTAGGCATGAGCGGAATGCAGGTTATCAATGCCATTCAGTCAGGGAATACGGGCATAGCCCAACAAATCGCCGACTGTTGCTGCGAGAACCGTTTGGCGATCTGTAACCAGACGAACACGCTGACGAACACGATGAATACCAACACGCAGAACCTGAAAGATGCAACGTTGGCACAGACACAAGCCATACTGGCCAAACTCGACGCAGCCGAAACCCGCGTACTTCAAGACAAGATCGATGCGGAGAGAGCTAAGAACGTTGCCTTAACCAACCAGCTGTCCCAAGAACACCAAAACGCCTACTTCGCGCAGGTAACCGCACAGTCGATAGCCCCGGTGAACAACGTTTTGACAGACCTGAGTGCCCGTATTGCCAAAATAGAGTGCAATCAGCCCGAAGTTGCCAAAGTGCCATATAGTCCGGTTGTCGGCGTTCCGACTTGTGTAGCAGCGCAATACGGATTATACGGCGGTTTCAATCCCTATGGAGTCGGAAACGGCTTTTGGGGGTAAAAGAAAGGAGGCTATATGGCAACATATCCTTTTCAATTCGTAAACCGCAGAGGCTCGGCGGCGATAGCCACGACCGGGGTAACCGTAAGCACAACGAATGTCGTCTATACCTTTGCCAACCATGCCTTTGTAAATGCGTGGTACCGAGGGACAATATTCATTGACATAGCCCAGGCCGTACCGACGGGCACGACGGGGACATTACCCGTCCTGTTCGAGACGAACGGCGTAACGCAATCGGTTACCAAGTACAACGGAGAGGCATTGACAGCCGCCGACATACCGGGCACGGGCGTGTATGAGTTCTGGTTTGACAAAGCGACCAACACGCTGCAAATAATGACCGGCGTAGTCTAACCCGACAGCCCCCAAACGGGGGTTGTCTTAAAAAGAAGAAGCAATGTTTGGAAATATAAAGCAAGGCAATATCGTCTATGTACTAATCAAGGGAGAAAAACCCGTTGTGAAAATAGGTCAGGTCGAATCGGTAACGAATCCGACACCGAAATATCCGACCTACAATCCCTCACAGCCCTTCGGAACAACCCCGGAGATGCAGCTCGATGTCAAGGTCAAATGCGGGGAAGAGGTCATGGAATTTCAGAAAATACCGACCAATCAGGAATTGTTTTCCTATCCGAATGCGGTCATTTCGGACAAGAAAGAAGCCATTTTATCGGAGGTGGAATCGATGATGCAGTCCAGCCGTCAAATCGTCGATAGCGTTCCTTACCACCAGTCGGTGGTAGAAAGTTGCGATGAAATCTTGAAACAGCTGAATCCGCAATTCGCCAAAGAGAAGCAACAGGAAGAGAAAATCACGGCCCTTGAAAGCATGGTCGGCTCGTTGAAGAACGACATCGGCGATATAAAGAACCTACTTTTGCGACAAAGCCAAACGAGTAGTAAAACCACAAAATAAAACGATTATGGGAATGCTGGAAATAAGCGAACGAGGGCACGAACGCCGTCAGGAAGGCGGCATAGGCCGTGCCATAGGCAACATCATGGAGAGCTGGAAGTGTCTTCAAGAAGATATGGAAACCCTCTTCGATGAAATGGAAAACATGGGAGAACGCGGAGGTTCTTACGGAGGCGACCGTTCATCTATGGGTTATCGGGGCGACAACGACGATTATTATCGCGTTCGCGGCGATATGGAAGAAAGAATGGGAGAAAGACGTGGTGTGAAAGGCACCGGACGCTACTCCCGGTATCGTTAAACGAAGAAAGGGCGGATAAAACCGCCCTTTCTCAAAAAAACAGAATACAATGGATAGAAGTTTCGATATATACGACCGAATCCCGGAAGACATGAAAGCCTATTTGTCGAACTACGGCTTTAACTTTTCCAAGAAGATGTGCGAATGGGCCGTTTCAAAAATGAAGACTAAAAGCGGGAAAATAACGCCGATGACGAAAGAGGACGTAGAGGCATTGTTGAAGAAATACGGAGTAACCCTTGAAAAAGACAATGGTTATAACGCCGTATATGTGGCGAACATGTGCCGTGCCGGTTACTACGGCTCTTCGATCCCCAACGAGCAATACCACGCCTTATTCATCAAAGACTTTATCGACGACCCGAACGGCAGCGAAGAAAAAGCGTTCCGACATTTCTTTGCCGACTGCATGGATAAGGGAATTGTCATCAACTGGGGAGACCTTATGTAAGATGTTAAGGCAACAGTTTCACATAGCGGAACTTGATTGGCAGGTGTATGTCTATTATTCCGTGGACAGATACTATGCCGAAGAGATATTGAGAAGAATGAGGCGCATAGGTTGT